GCCTTCAACGCCCCCTTCGGCTCAAGGCCGATTTGGGACGCATCCTTTTGGGTGAACGTCCGTCGGAGAACCGCACCCACTTGCAGGGTGTCGATCGTCGAGACGAACTCCCGTCGTGACGGCATGGCGTCAAGCGCCATTGACAATTCCGCCGGGTTCTCCAGCCGCCCTGCGAGGCGCTGGTATGCTGGGCTTTCTTGCCCGAACATTATGCGGGCTAGGATTGTGCTTTTGAGTATATTTGTCATGTTATCTGTATACCTACCGCTTGCGAGCGGGACGCGTGTTGTTTAGTGTGGCGCTTCACGTACGCGTCAAACGTGATGCACCGGTTAGAAGAAAGGGAAGAAAGTGATAACCCCCCACGCGTGTCTGTGCGTGGGGGGGCGGAGGTGGTCAGGTTATAGGGTGGCGGTGATCGTCAGCCCCTTGCCGGGCTTCGCGGGCTTGGACGCCTCTTTCCACGCATCTCGTACTTGCACGAGAGCCTGAATTTCGGGGGCGTCCTGCGGAAGCGATGACCTGAACTTCACGATCTTGGGTGAGTGCCCCTTGGGCATCTCGATCGTGTAGACGTAGGTTTTCCCCGTCTCGGACTCGGGCTTAGCGGGCTTGGATGCCTTAGCGGGCTTAGCCTTAGCCTTTGCGGGCTTAGCCTTCGCCGTTTCCTTCACGGACTGGCGGAAGGGGGCGTGGTCGCCCGATGGGTTATTCGCCCCATCTCTCGCACGATAGGTATCGCCCGACTTAACCTTCTTCCGGCGGTTGGACGCCTTGCCCATCGCGGTAGCTTGGGTGGCTTGCGCCCCAGTGAGCTTGCGCGCACTGTTGAGCAACCGGTAAGCAGCCACGTGACCCTCGTAGGTATTCGTCATGCCTTCGAGCACGAGTTCCCCGTCCGCGTGGACGAAGTTCTCGAGCCGGTTGCGTGAGGCGGTAGTCGGCTTGCCCTTCCCTTTCGGGAGCTTGGCTTGCGTCCTAAGCGCCCGGGTGAGTGCGATCCTGAGATCTGCCGCTGATGTGAATCCTGACCATGTTTTGTTTTTGATACTCATTTGCTTGAGTTCCTCCATACGTGTGGGTTTAGGTAAGCACGTTTGCGTACACGCGGACGCATCCATGCATTTAGAAAAAAGGGATCACCCACGGGCGCTCGCCCGATCCTCAAGCGGGAAGGTAGACTCTTCCTCCTCCGCACGAGGGGGGGTCGTGGCGCGCATGGGTGATTGACAATGCCATCGGGTGTGTGCACGTACGCATTGCGTGCATTCTCCGCATCACATAGGATGGTGGCTTCCCCTGTGTGTGCGCTCCTGCTTACGCAGGCATGAGACGTGATGCATATTTCAGCATGTCTCTATTATCTCATGGCAGTCAAATATTCCGTAAGTCATTGAAGGAAAACGAGTTACAGAGGCTATGGTTGGCATACTAGGCATAGGTAAGCTTAATATACATATCCGCTCCTCGCGGAAATTGTAATTGATTTGATTCCAGAAAATAAACATATTTCAAAAATGAAAAACCTAGATTGGGCGAAAAAAGTTTTGGAAAAGATTGATGAAAACAAAAAGGTAGGCGAGGAAGACCTGATCCTCGCAACTGAGATACTACTAAAGGAGGTGGAGAAGGAAACCCTGCCGAGGTATGTAAAAAATCAAACTGAGCTCGCTTCCGTTTTCAAGGTCGATCGCAAAACGGTACAGCGATGGAGAAAAGAGCCGGGGTTTCCAAAGCCCATCTCGAATGGAAAATGGGATGTCCACGCAACTCGGGTTTGGATCAAGGCAAACCAGCGGAGCGACCCAGAGGAGGAGGAGGATCTGCACGACCTAAAGATTCGTCAACTCAAGCTCATATGCGAAAAGCTCGAACATGAGCTTCAGGTGAAAAGAGGAGACTACACGCTAAATTCGGAAGTCAAAAGACAGGTATCCGCGATGGTTCACGAATCAAAGACCGTGCTCCTATCTATCCCGGCCAAGATTGCTCCAATAGTAGCAGGACTTGAGCCCGCGGATTGCGAGATAAGAGTTCGGGAGGCGATTGACGAAGCCCTAGTTCATTTGTCCGGTGGTTGACAGTCATCCCCTTACCGTGTTCGACCATCCACCATTCGGTAATAATCCCACGTTTAAAAAGTGTGCGCTTTGCAAAAGCGAATCCATTTGCGGAAGCAAGGGGAAATGCCTTTTGAAGGCTAGCAAGCAATTTGCCCACGACTATGGCGACCTTCTTCTCCTTTTTGGGGAAAAGCCACCTCCCGTTAATATAAGTAGGGGACAACAAGGGACGCGCTCTCGGCATGATAAGCGCAGGAAGGCGAACCTTTTGCCCGAGAACTTAACCAAGTCACCCGCGGGTAACGCAAAGCTCGCGCCTGCCAAGATCGGGAAGGTTAAGCCCCATATCGTAAGGGCAAAGCGTCGCGAAACCACGGTTTACGCATCCGGAGACGTTAAGATTAAGAAGAACCCCAACACGGGGAGGCTTGAGCAGGTACCAGGTCGACGAATTGTAGTCCACAGGAAAGGGGATGTTATTAAGGTCGGGGGGAGACCGGCTCTCGAGCGCCACAAGGCGTTGCCGGATGAGCTCGTTGATAGGTTGCAAAAGGCGGAAAGCAAGGTTCAACGAAAGATAAAAGAAGAGAAAGGAAAGATTGTCCATAAAACAAAAGGCTCCGTACATTCGGCAAAAGCTTCGGGAAAGAACCTCAAAAAAGGCGCGACCGTAAAGATTCGTGAAAAAGAAGCGGTTGTGGTCGGGCAGGGGCACGATGAAGCCGGGAAGCCGGTAAAAATAGAGCATCCGACTGAAAGAGGAGACCCGGATAGAACAAGGGAGAGCAAGCGTCGCGAAAGCAAAGATAACAAGACTCGCCAAACGGCGGAGAAGCGAAGAAAACAACTCACCTCCCATACGTCGGGGAATGATCCCATTTCCGGAAGATTTAACCCAAGCGATGAGATTGTAGAAAAAACCATGAAGGCTAAAAATGTTAATCGCAGGGGAGCCAGAGCGTTTTTGCGCAGAATCTTCTTAGCAGGCAGTAAATTAAGGTAAAGTTGACAAATTACATAAAGGTATGAATCCAGTAGAAAGAATAATCGCACTCGACGAAGCCCTAGACGAAATTATTTTTAGTCGCGCCCAGCGTGTCTATGATGATGAAATGGAATTTAGAGCAAATCCGGAAGACGAAAGACGCGGAATTGGCGTCGGCGGCGCACTTGGAGGTACCGCGGCACTAGGCGCGGCAGCTTATGGCGGATCACTCGCCTATCGCAACAAGCGTAACGCAGCTTTTGGCGATTCAAGCATAAAGGGCGTTGCCCAGGGAGACTTTAATCGGGCAGCGGCCACTGGCCCCGGCAAATATGCGAAAGGCGCTAAAACCCGCTTTAATGCTACTCGGCGCGTAGGTGGATCACGTATGCGTGCCACTGGTAATGCCATAAAGCAGGGCGGCGGAAGGCAACTCGCTGGATATGGTAAAAAGCTAAAGAAGGGCTTAGGAGCTCTTCGCGGAAAGCTAAAATTTGAAGATGAGCAGGAAACTATCGAGTTCATGTATGATGGCTCAGGAAAAGCATGGGGTGAAGAATCTCGCAGGCAAGGCAGGCGAGGCGGAATGCATAAGGCTGTCAAGCGGGGTCGTTACAAGAACCTCGCGAAGAAATATGGAAAGCGCGCCGGGGCTGTTGGCGGAGTCGCCGCACTCGGATATGGTTTGGGCAGGATGGGCAGAAAGTCTGACTAATGAACCAAAGTAATGTAATTTCCTTAAGGGTTTCCCAGCCTGCCTCGGCAGGGTCGGTGATGTACCTTAGACCTAATGGTTATTGCTCCTCCATGGCGGGGAAGCAACTCATACCGACAGCCAGCGTATCCATCGCGAACAACACCATAACGGTAGCGGATAATGGTCTTGAGAGGGACTTGAAACTTAAGTATTTCCACGGCGGTGGCGCAGCCATTGCGGGTCTGGCGAATGATACCGCCTACTATGTCGTGCCCAAGACGCTTCAAGAGTTTTATCTTTCCGCCGCCGTGTCAAAAGCGATCACGGGTGCAAGTATCGCCAGTCCTATGGCAATTACCTGTGCGGGGCACGGTTTTGCAAATGGGTCCCAAGTGCACATAAGTGGCGTCAAAGGCACTACGAATGCGAATGGCACTTTTACTGCTACCTCAACTGGCGCTGATACTTTCACAATCCCTGTAGATAATTCCGCCGGGGGTGCAAATTTAACATATGTTGCAGCCTTGCCAAGTGAACAGGGTAAAGCCTCCAAGGCTATTGCCTTAACGGGGGTGGGCACGGTGACGCAATATCTTGAGCACCAGGGCTTAGCGGATAAGGCAATTGGGGTATTGATCCATGATGTGAATGATGAAGAATCCGGCAATCCTGCGGCTATCCAGCTTTTCAATCATGGAATACTTCTCGCGGAAGCAACGGGGCCAATCGCTTCCGGTGATATCGTGGGTGTGAGTGATCTAAAAAATCATGTTCTGACGGGTGCGAATGATAAGGCAATTGGTTGGTCTTTGGAAAGCTTGGCTAGCGGAGCGGGAACCGTTCGCGTTATTACCAATTGAACCTAGTACAAGAAACCGCGGCGGCCGCATGGAGGCCCGCGGACAGACGCCCACCCTGGCAGTGGGCTGAAGACAACTTCATAGTCGCCGTATCCCCCTTCCCTGGAAAGTGGCGCTCCGACAACTCTCCTTGGGTTCGGAAGTTCATGGAAACCTTTGCCGATAATAGGGTTAGGACTCTATCTATAATGTGCTCAGCCCAAAGCGCGAAGACCGAAACCATGATCGCTTGCTTGTGTTGGCTTATCGCGGAAGACCCGGGGCCGACTATGTGGGTTACCTCAAACGAGGATGAAGCCCTGAAGTTTGCGAAGGAGAGGTTGATGCCCAGCTTAAGAGCTTGTCCTTTGGTTTCTCACTTGATTCCCAAAGACAGAAATCTAGCGAAGACAAAGGAGATATACTTCCCTCATATGACACTTGAAATAGTGGGAAGTAATGCGCCCTCGAAGCTTCAATCGAAGCCTAGACGGTGGCTTTTACTGGATGAGGTTAGAAATTGGCCATCGGGTGCCCTTCCCATGGTATTGAAAAGAACGCGAACTTTCTGGAATGCGCGGCAAGTAATAATTTCAACGCCTGATAATGAGCACGATACGGTTCATCAGGAGTATCTTCGGGGAAACCAGCAGGTATGGAAGGTTAAGTGCCCTAAGTGCTCAGGGGAGCATGAGCTTTCATGGGAGTTTATGAAATGGGACTCGGATGAGAGAACGAAGCCCGGTGGAAAATACAATTTTGATGCGCTCGCAAATACGATTAGAATGTCCTGCCCTGCGTGTAGTTACGAAACTTGGGATACCCCCGCGGAAAGAAGACGGCTAATTATCGATGGTGATTGGGTGGAGCTCAATCCAGACGCTCCCAGCTCGCGGAAGAGCTTCACATGGAATGCCCTCCTCCCGACATGGGTGAAGTGGCGTGAGCTCGTGGAGGAGTTTTTATCTGCCAAGAAGGCACTCTCATGGGGAGATCCCGCTCCATTAAAGGCGTTTATTTGTGAAAGCCTGGGGCAACCATGGGAAGACCGGCTACGGTTCGGGGATCAATCGAACTGGTCGGAAGACAGAAAAGGGAGCTATAGGCTTCTTGACAAATGGCCTGACGAGGAAAGACGCTTTCTTTCAGTCGACGTCCAAAAGGACTGCCTGTATTACACCTGCAGGGCATTCGGAAAAGGGGGGACTTCTCGCCTTTTGGACTATGGAAAAATCCCAGACTTCTCCTCTCTTCGCGAAAAGATAACCGAACTGGAGGTGGATGACGATGACGTCGTGATTGATTCTGGTTATAAGGCTACTTCCGTCTATAACGAGGTAACCAAGTCAGGATATGCGTGGAAGCCAATGAAGGGAGATGATTTCCAGCACTTTGTAGTGGATGGCGTTCGCCAGCCTTATAAGGATACGCTAGTCGATCCCGCAATGGGGACGGCACTACAAGGTCAAGTTAGGCCGGTAAGACTATTCGTTTTCTCGAACCCATCGATAAAGGACTTGCTCGCCGAATACAAGCGGGGCATCGGGCCATCTTGGCAGATTCCCGAAAACGTCACGATGGATTACGTTAGGCAAATGTCCGCGGAGCACCGCGAGGAACTTGAGGACGCCTATGGAAAGCTTAGTTATAAGTGGGTTAACCGACCGAGGAAAGACAATCACTATTGGGACTGTGAGTGCATGACGCTAGTCGCCGCTCTTATTACGGGGGCAATAGGAGTAACCTGACCCAAAACCCTTATATAGGTAGTGGGCTAAAGCCCACACTACCTTATTCCTTTAGCGATTCATAGATATCAAGGATGGGCTGCAGACTACTAGCCAAGACCCGCCTCTCATCCTCAGACCAATCACTTAAGGGTCTTGCCCTCACGACACCTCTCCACGTTTGCTCAATCTTTGTGCACATTCCGGGAATGCTTTCAAATCGGACATCCCCTCGTGAGTATGTTGATTTTTCTCCATCATGATCTATCCCGAGACACTGCCGTAGAGATGTAAACTTTGGAGTGCCGTCTTCATTTACCGATTCCAAGTCCAATCCACTCTCTACTTGCTTTTGTAGCTTAATGTACTGATATGCCGTTTTCTTGGAGAAGCTAAGGTTCTTGGACACCCACTCCTCGAAATTGTTTACTGAGTTACTTATCTCCCTTAGATGATATCCCGCCTGCGCGAAGTGGCGCAAGGAACCAACTAGGGCATCAACCCCGGCTCGATGGCTTTCTTTAATCTTAACCAGTGTTTCATCAGGCTGTAGTGTTATTTGGGCTTCTAGCATTTTTATGTCTCTCTAGTTGGATGGTTCTATATGTTTCGCAGGCAGCTAATGATTTCTGTCCGCGGACAGGTGGAAGTCCGAAGTCTCCCTGAAAGAGCTTAACTGATTTCGATAAAGCCTGGCGGGTTACTCCGTGCATAAGAGCAATCTCCTTCATGGACTTTCCCAAAAACAAAGGCAACCCAAAAGAACAAACAATAGTTGCCAGTTTAAGCCTATAGTTATTTGAGTCGTATATAAGGGCAATGACCCTAGTTAGAGCATCCTGCACCTCTCTTCTTATCTTCTCTTTTACATATTCCCGCAAAACCGGGGGCATATGCTCGATCACTTCTTCGCCGTCTATGCGATCATAGTCGAAATCAATTGAGTCATAGTCAAAGTCTACAGAGCCTTCTAGTAATGTTGACATGTATAGGAATGGTATGAGTGTAGCAAATTGGAAAGTTATTTATAGGGACTTCTCTAGTCAAGAACTTACCGACGAAAGGATTTCTTTATTAAAAGAGTCTAAGAATTTATATTTAGCGCAATCGGTCGGGGGCAAGAGCTATCAACGCAGCATTACTAGCGTCGAGGAACGCCTGCGTGCGCTTGCGGAGATAAAACGAGAGAATAGTGGGGCGGATTACCTTGAGCCGACTTTCGTTGACTTTAGTGGGGTCGGCGACGATACTGCAGCGAACCTAAATCGTAATCGTATCCCATGAAATTAATAGAAAAAACAATCGGACTATTTAGCCCCTCTTGGGCGCTTCAACGAAAGTATCACACTGATCGCTTGGAGTTCGCGTATGATGCGGCTCAGCATACCACCGCCCACAGCACGATGGCTACGGCTTTTTCCACTGCCTCGTCAGAGTCGATGCAGAACCAAAGAGATCGGGTGAAGATGATGTGGGAATCAAGGAACTTGGTTCAAAACTATTCCTTCTTCAAGAGCATCCTCATAAAGGAGGCGATGTATGTATGCGGATCACTGAGATACCAGGCTCAAACTGGAGATCCCGCCACGGATCAAGCCTACGAAGAATACTTCAAGGAGTGGAGTTCGCGATGCGATATTACCCAGAGGTATCCCTTTAGGCACTTAGTCCAGCTTCTCCATATTGGGATGAGAAGGGACGGAGACGCGGCTTTCGCATTGGTTACCCAGGGGAAGGATATTAGACTTCAGTCAATAGAGGCTGATCGCATCGGAAACCCTTCGGATCATGGAAAAGCCGGTAAGAAGGAAAACTACA